CTTTATCAACCTTTTAGTCTTAGTCAAGATGTTGTTAGTTGTCCATATAAAAAACTTGAAGACGTTTTTGATGACGATAAAATTATAAAATCTTTAAAGTAATGACTGATCCTAGCTGGTGTTATAAAAATTTACCTGTAATATCTATAAAAGGTATGCCTGAAAAAACTTATGGGTTTATTTATCAAGTTACTCATATACCTACCGGTAAAAAATACTTAGGAAAAAAAGTGCTTTATTTTGAAAGGAATAAAAGATTAGGAAAAAAAGAGTTACAAGCTTTAAAAGAAGAGAGAAAAGCTAAAGGTATTGGAGGTAGAGTCCCGTTAAAAAAGAAAGTAATAAAAGAATCAGATTGGAAAACCTATTACGGTTCTCAAAAAGAAATATTACAGTTAGTTAAGGATGGAAACAAAAAAGATTTTAAAAGAGAAATACTTAAGTACGTTACTGATAAAAAACAATTGACATATTATGAATGTAAATACCTATTTATAAATGAGGTATTAGAAACTCGTAACAATTATATTAACGATAATATCCTCGGTAAATTTTATAGAAAAGATTTTATAGATGATAAAAATTAAAGACATAGTAGGACTTCCATCATTAAGTTACCATTTAGAAAACGATCTCTCATTATATGAAAATGTCTACCGTTATTCTAGTGATAAATTTATACAATTATTTGCTGAAGCAAGAGATGCTTGGAGAGACGGTTATATACAGTTAAATGAAGAAGATACTAACTTACTAGAAGAAACAGACATAGGTGAATACGGAATTTTTGAAGGTGAAAAAGTTCCTTTAGATTTACCTATGGTAGATGAAGCAGAATATAAAGGTAAAGAAGTAGCATTAAACAAACCAAAAAGAGGGGGGCCTAAGAAATTTTACGTTTATGTAAAGAATCCAAAAACAGGTAATGTTAAAAAAGTAAACTTCGGAGATAGCGGTAACCTTTCAGTAAAACTAAATGAACCAGGAGCAAGAGCATCATTTGCTGCTAGACATAAATGCGCTCAGAAAAAAGATAAAACTAAACCTGGGTATTGGTCTTGTAATATAGGGCGTTATTGGAAATCATTAGGAGGTTCTAAAAATTTCAGTGGATACTGGTAGACCATATACAGAAAAAGGCGAAATAAGAACTTTTTTAGAAAATACTAAAGAAGAAGAATTAGTTTGGCATAGAGATTACGAAGACAGAATTATCGAACCTCTTCACGAGACAGATTGGAAATTTCAGTACGATAATAATACTCCTGAGAGTTTAAAACGACTATTTATTAGAAAGGGTGTCTATCATAGATTGATTAAAGGCACCGGTAATTTAAAATTAAAAGTAATTAAACTGTAATGGCTAAAATAGTTTTGAGTTCTTATCTTGGCTCTAATAGCAAAAAAAGACCAGGAGTTCATTCTAAAAGTAAAACTTCTAAACTTAAGAATAGTAGGAACTATAAAAAAGCTTATAAAGGACAAGGTAGATGAAACTTTCACAAATCATATTAGAGGGACCCCTAGAATATGATCCTGATTTTAATCGTGAAATAGATAAGATACAAGATCAAGGAGGTAAATACCTAGGCTCTGGCGATTACGGTTCAGTTTACTTACTTAAAGGTAAAGCAGTTAAAGTTACAACAGATTCTATAGAATTAGATCACGCTGAAAAACTTAAAGGAAAAAAAACTAATAATTTTGTCTACATTTTTGATGTTAATAGACTAAATGAAAAATTAGGCATTATCACAATGGAGGTTATGGGAGAATACAAAGGGGAAATTCCGGAAGACTTTATAGATAGACTCGAAAAAGAAGCTTCGAATTACGATATAGATCCTTCAGAATTAGATATTAGACCTGATAATTTTATGGTACATCCTAAATCAGGAAAATTAAAAATGACCGACGTTTAGTTGTTTATTATTTTTATTTTTCGTATATTACTATATTAACTATGTAGTATGGACTATACTTTTTTATTAGGTGCTTTAGAAAATGTATTAGGGAAAAGTCATAAAAGAGCTAGAGATAACCATGCTTTTCATTGTCCTTTCTGTAATCATCGTAAACCTAAATTAGAAATCAATATGATTACTAATGAAGAAGGTAAAAATTTTTGGGAGTGTTGGGTCTGTAAAACTAGAGGACAGAGTATTTTTTCCTTAGTAAAACAGCTTAAATTACCTAAACTTGAAGCTCATGAAGTACTTAAGTACGTTAAAAAAGGAAAAAAATACGAGTATATTAACAAAGAAGCTGTTGAATTACCTAAAGAATATCAACCTTTATATTTAGCTTCTAATACTTCTATTATAGCAAATAAAGTAAAAAAATACTTATATGAAAGAGGACTTAGCGATAATGATTTTATTAAATATAGCATTGGATACACAACAACTGGAGACTATGGAGGACGTATTATTATCCCAAGTTATTCTGAGTCCAATAGGCTCAACTATTTTGTTGGACGAACTTATGAACGAGCTTACTTTAAGTACAAAAATCCCGAAGCTTCTAAAGACATAATCTTTTTTGAAAACTTAATTAACTGGAATCAACCTATTATACTCTGTGAAGGAGCATTTGATGCTATAGCTATTAAAAGAAACGCTATTCCTATACTAGGAAAAAGTTTATCACCAGCTTTAATTAAAAAAATAATAACATCTAAATTAAAAGACATTTATATTGCATTAGATAAAGATGCACAAAAAGACGCTTTAGAAATAGCTGAAAACTTACTCAGTCTAGGTAAGAGGGTTTTCCTAGTTGATTTACAAGAAAAAGACCCCAGCGAGATGGGATTCGAATCCTTTACTCGTCTTATACAAACAGCAGAGGAATTAGACTTATCAAGTTTAATGCTGCACAAAATAGAAGCCATATGATAAGGCAAGGAACAAATATCCTAAAAGAAAATTCAAAAAATAGATTAAATTTTAAACCTGAATTGAAACAGATTAACTTTTTAGACCGTAGAGTTTATAAAAGAGATGAAAACGTTTACTACCCTTCAGTTACTACCATACTACAGTATATGCCTAAAAATAAATTTTTTGACAATTGGCTAAAAGATGTAGGCCATAATGCTGATCTTATCATGAGAAAAGCAGGTAAAGAAGGTACGCAAGTACATGAAGCAGCTGAAGCTCTAGTTAAAGGAGAAGAAGTAAATTGGATGGATGATTACGGTAATGCAAAGTATTCACAGATAGTATGGGAAATGATTCTTAAATTTTACGATTTTTGGAATACCCATAAACCTGAACTTATTTCAACTGAAGAATTTGTATTTTCGGATAAGCATAAGTACGCTGGAACTGCTGATTTATTAGTAAAAATGGATAAGGAAATTTGGCTTTTAGATTTAAAAACTTCTAATTCCTTACATAGAGCATATAATTTACAATTAGCGGCTTATGCAAAAGCTATAGAAGAAACTAAAGGTATAAAAGTAGACAGAACCGGTATCATATGGTTAAAATCTAGTACTAGATCTAGTTCAAAGAAGAAAGGAGTTTATCAAGGAAAAGGGTGGCAGATTAAAATAATAGATGAAATAGATTACAACTTTGATTTATTTCAAACAATATATAAGCTATATGCTTTAGAAAACCCTGTTACTGAACCTATTTATAAGAGTTACCCAACTACATTAAAATTATGAAAAAATTAACACTACTTCTAATACTATTAATTACGTTAACTAGCTGTGGTGTTCAGTGGCAATACTCTTCACTTTATACTGCCGGACAAATAGACAGTATTTACAGAAGTTCTGATACTCAAATAGATACTATAAACTCAGTATCAGACCTAAAGCGGAAACTTAGAAATGATTTTAATTTTAGGTATGATTTTGCAACTTATGCAATGAATCAACCTTATTCATTTTATTGGAATAATCCAAGATTAGAAGGTATATGGAGACCTTATAATAGATTTGACGTTTATTTTTATAGTAACTGGTTTTGGAACGATTGGGCATTTAACTACCCTTTTCACCATACTTGGGGTTGGAATAATTGGTATAGTTGGAATAGACCTTATTATTACTACGGATGGAATAGACCTTATAATCCATGGAATAATTGGTACCAAGGACCATGGAATAATCCCGGTTATAACGTAGTGTGGAATTCAAGCAGAAGAAGCAGTAATAGAACTTACGTTAACGGTTTTAGAACTAACATAGTAACAAATAATATACAAACTATATTAAATAGTAATAGAAGGGTAAGAAACACTTTAAATACAACTAATTATAATAAACCACTAGTAATTAATAATAATGATAGAGTTATTAAGCTTAATACAAGAACAAATTGGAAACCCCAAAGCAATAGTAATGGCCGGGGGTGGGGGAACGGGCAAAACATTTCTACTGAATCAGTTAGACCTAACTTCTCTAACCCAGTTCAACCCAGACAAATACGTGGAGGATCCGGATCACCAGTATTTCAACAAACTAAGCCCAGCTACGGCTCAAGTAGCCAAGGACGTAGCAGCCGCGGCGGAGGAAAGAATTAGTTTTGTTTGGGATACAACTGCTTCCAATCCATCTAAAATACAACAGCTTCTAGATAAAGGGTATGACGTATATATGATTATGGTATATGCTCACCCTATGATTTCATATGCAGCAAATTTTGAAAGAAAAAGATCACTTCCTTCTATAGCAGTTTTTTCTACTTGGCGTAATGTATATCAACTAATAAGTAAATATAGAGAAATGTTAGGAGATAATTTATCTATATACGTTAGCGA